CTCTACTAGAACCTTTATAAGCATTGGTGTGAATTGCTACATGATAGTCTGGTTTATTATTATTACTGTCTTTTACAACTTGTCCTAAACTCATCGTTGGTTTATTTCTTTTAATAGTAACGTTGTAATTCTTTAGTAATTTTTCGACCCTGTCACAGATGAGATTACATCTGTATTCTTCCGTTTTGTAATTTCCCACACCTTTATTGTGTTCTTGAGTAGAAGGACTTAGATAAATCTTCATATCTACCACTCCTATTATTTAGTTATACTTTCTTCTACAGTTCCAGTACCTTTCATACCTCTTACCCCTTTAGTTTTATTAATCAATGCGTCTAAGTTATGTCTTAGAGAATTGATTTTAAATGTAAGCATATCTATATCTGTATTTAAATCCACAAGTTTTTCAACTTGTTTTTTTTTATACTTGTAATACTTTTTATCTCTTTTATCAGAGCGTAAGAGTATTACAAGTGATGCTATAAGTTGTATGAATACTGCTGCTATTATTATTATTTCACTAATTCCCATAATTTTTCCACCCCTATTGCTATTACAGGTATTAAGCAGCAACCTATCATAATACCTGAAAGTAGCAGTAATACTGCTACTATATTACTCATTTTTTATTCCTTTCAGAAAGGAATAAAATTCGAGTATTTCCTTGAATAGTAGTAATATGTTTTTTGATGTAACTTGGGCTGATCCAATTCCTTTTAAATAGGATGCAAATAATTCGAAAAAATTGATTACTACATCATATTTATGATATTTTACATTGTTGTACTTTGCTTGATATTTTAAAGGGTCGTCTGGGTCTAGTATTTTTGAGATACTCATGAATTCTTCTATAAGTTCAGAGTTTTCTTCAACAAACCTAACTAAGGATTGATATAATAGTTCAGCATCTTTATCTCTTTCTTCGATATCCAAGACTTTATTTGTACTGTATTTTTTCATTAGTTCAATGAAATCTCTATATAGTTCTAGAAGATTGTCTTCTACTAAAAATTCTGACAATAATTTATGCCTCAAACTATCTTGTTTAAATCTGAGTTTTATTTTTTCTGGTATTTCTTTTTTTAATTCTTCGGCTTCTTTTGCTCTTCTTTTTTTGCAAGCGTCGCACTCACAAGCATTTAAAGCTACTTTTAGGATAGATTCAAATATTTCTTCTGTTGAATTTTTATGAGTTTCCATTTTTAGCTCCTTTTTATTTTATTTTATAGGTATTTGCATGATTGAGCCGCTAGAACCTTGATAAGTAGAAAGTTTACCATCCCATTTCTTGATCCATGCTTCTTGGATCTCTAGCTTTCTTAGTTGAATAGTCTTAGCTAGAGTAGCTTTTTGTTGTTCTACTACTCTTCTATCTGCTTCGGCTTTTTCTATGTTTTTCTTGTTCTTTATAGCTTGAGCCTCCGCAGAATTTTTAGCTTTGAATTTTTCGTCAATAGCTTTTTGTATTGCTTCGTCTAGATAGGAAAAGTCCCTACAATATTCAAGACTTGATATAGTTATACCTTTCTTTTTAAAGTATGGGATAACTATACTTTTTACACTTTTAAGTATGTCTGATTTTTTTTTGATTATCTCAGACATGTTATATTTTCCGCATTCGTCTATAAAAGCCCCACCTATTCTGGTACGTATTTCAGTATCCATTATCTTTGAGAGTTTTATATTGCTGGGGTATGTGTAAAGATATAAAGCTGCATCTTTTTCAATGATATTACAAGTGCAACTGAATCTAGCATAAAAACTGGTACTTTCATTACTTTCAGCAATAAAAGCCTGGTTCTTCTTTGAAGAACCTGTTTTATCTTCTTCAGTCCATTCCCTGTTAACCGGTTTTCGGTTAACTTTTACAAGTTTTGACATTGGTTTATTGCCATGCATCCACTTGTAATCTTTTTCAATTTTTACTCTTTTAGCAGACACTTTTAATTCATTTACCATTTTGGCAGAGTCAAACTTAGCTTGGTCGCTAGTTTTGCCTTCAAGTGGAATCAAGAAGGCAGTCTCATGTGTCTGGATCTCATACAAATCATACCCACAACTACATAACAATAAGCTTATAAAAATAGATAGTACAAATAATTTTTTCATATCTTATCTCCTTTTTTTAATTTATAAATCAAAAAACATGAATACACCATTAATAAAAATGGTAGTATCACTTCTAAATAACCCCAGAGAGTGTATAACCCTCCTAAATTACTATCTTTCATTTGTATTAAACTTAAAATGTTGGATATCTTAATTTGAATTGTGTTTATGTATAAGAGATAAATCCCCCATACGAGTGCTATTTTTAAAGGTATTTTTCTTTTATTGTCCATAAAAGACACCTCCTAAAAATCTCAAGTTGTTTTATACTTTGTTACAATTATATTATATAACATTAAGATGTCAATAACAAATAAAAAAATAAACCCTGATAGGAGGGTTTATATAGGGATGACAAAAACTTACGCAATATGTTTTTTGAGTGTATATTTATTTAATAATAAAATTATATATTAAAGTCCCAGAAATGGTCAATAATATTCCGATTATTGCCCACATAGCTTTCATAAATTTTCTATTAGTATCTTTAAAACCTGAACTTACTTTTGTTTCAAGATTTGTAAGAGCTTCATGTACACCTTCTGTTTGTACTTCAAGTCTTACTATTCTTTGTTCTAATTCTACTAATTTACATTCCAGCTCATTCATCTTTATTCACTTCCTTTTTCTTTTCTTTTAGTTCTTCATATTTTTCTCTATCTTCAAAAGAAAGTATATTATTTATAGCATCCTCATATCTCCAGCCTCTAGTAATGCCTCGCTCTCTGAGTTCTTCTTTTTTAGCTTTAATACCTTTATTATACTCAAAGTCATTAAGTTCTACAGCAGCTTTGTCTTTATCTTCGTATTTCTTCTGAGTTCCTTTTCTAGCTGTATCACTTACTGTAAGTCCGGACATCCTACCAAGTTTAGTTCCAAAGCTTTCTTCTTTATCATTAACACTAAGGATTAAGTCACCTACAAAACCTGTGTTAGAGTCTATCAAGTAATCTGCTTGAGCAGGACTAAGTCCTATTTTTTCTAGTATTGGTGCAAAGGCTTTACTTGCTTTTGATGTAGTTTCTTTTACTATATTTCTTTTACTAGTTTTTTCGAATTTAAATTTTGCTGGTTCTATTTCCCTGTTAAAGTAATCTTTATTTCCGCCCATAGAGATATTTAATGTAGGACCAAATACACCGCCACTTCCGAGTTCTTTAAGAGGGTTAATAAAACTTGAACTCCAGTCAATATTTTTAAAAGCATCCGGATCTCCTTCGAGTGACCTCTGAATTCTTTGTAGCATAGTACTGAAAATAAAAGCATATTCTTTAGTTTTAGGAATTCTTATAATTTGATCACCAATTGGGAAAGTATAATAATTATCTAGTACCCAATCTGGTAAATCTTCATAAACTCCAGGAGCAAAAGTTTTCATCGCAAAGTAAGATAAAGCAGTCATTGATGTTGATATTCCTGCTGCTTTTATAAGAGGTGCAAAGTTACCTTTTGCTATACCATCTTTAATTAAAGTTCTATAGAACTTATCAACACCTTGGAGTCCAGCATTAAAATAAGGAAATACCTTATCAACATCTTTAGTTAAGTCACCACCCCTATTAAAATTAATAGTTACCTCTTTAGCATTGTATAAAGCTTCTTGTAATACTTGATGCTCAGGAAGACCTTTTTTCATACCTTTTTTATACACAGCCTTAAACTCAGAGTATCTAGGTAAAGTTTCTGATACACTTCCAAAAAAGTTAAGACCTGAAAAAAACTTATCTAATATTTTTTTAGTATTACCTTTTTGCATTAAAGCTCTTTCCATTTTAGTTATGTTCGCTGATTCACCACCTAGAGCTTTGAATTGTTTATATAGCTCAGCACCGGTAGACATATCTTTTAAGGCACTTGCAAAGTTAATAGCAAAAGTTATAGGATTGTGAACTGAGCCCTGTATATAAGCTGCTGGTATATCTTTAGCTATATTTCTTACAGCAAAGAAAGGATTATAAATAGTTACCACATTTTTAAAAGGTTTTGAAAACCCTTTTTCCATTATTTCTAAGAATTTAGATTGGTTGGTACCCGCTTTTTGTAATTTTGTAAGTACTTTCCACACATTTGGGTCGTTAATTTTCATAGTAATTGGCTGACCTTCTGCAAGTACTACAGCAAATCTACCTTTAGTTGGAGCAGTATCTATTAAAAGATTATTTATTTTGTTAATTGTTCCTTCAACTTCATTACCATCTCCAAAATTATTAAGTATTTTTGATATTTCTTTTCTCATTTTTTTAGGCTGGTATACTTCTGCATATTTTTGCATACCTTCTGGATTTAAGATAGCTGCATTAAGTATTTCTGAATGTACTAGATTTCTTCTTTGAGCTCTAACAACCTGCTGAATATAAACAGGTAATGACTCTGACAGAGGTGTTAAAGGTTCTGTTCCACCTACAGCTTGTTTTATAACTCTATTGCTAACTACATTTCTAGGTGCATCTAAAAAAGCAAATTCTTTTAAGTCTTTAAATGCTGGTATATATTCTGGATACCATTTTCTTAATTGTTTATACTCCGCTTTTGTTATGAGTCCTCCATCTACAGCCCATTCTTGCATAAAGTCATCTATAAATTGATATACATCTTTAGAAGCATCTTTAAACTGAGGGAATTTTTTTTCATACTTAGCTATAACTTTTTTAGCCTCATCTATTTTCATGGGTTTACCATCTGCATCAGCTACTATAGGTTTACCTCTTTTCATCCTGCCAATATGAGCTTTATGGTAGAGATATGATTCAAATTCAGCCTGATAACCTTTAGGAGCTACTATTACATCTTTAAGACTCTTAGTTCCTATTTCTCTTCCATGTCTGGATACTAATTTTTTAGTATTAATATGTTCTACAGTTCCATGATAACTGCTGTAGTTTTGGCTTGTTATCTTAACTTTCTTACCAATTTTATCAATTGCTTCCTGCCTGTTAAAGACAGTTGTATACATTCTTTCAGCTATATTTTTAACTTTGCTCTTAGTACTAGTTCTTTCAGGAACATAAGTAGGAAGGTTAGATGCTCCTGTTAGTTCTCTGTTAGTGGCATGTATAACTTCATTTCTTAAAGGTTTGTTTTCACTGAAAAGTCTCATGCTGCTTCTATATCTTTCTTTTTGTTGTTCTATAGTTTTAAGCTGACCTTGTATTTTAGTTCTTGCTTTTTTTCCTATTTTTTTAACATTTAATTGTTTCTTAAGAGCTGCTTCTTGTTTTTCTAAAGCAGCTATACTTTTTTGATTCTTAAAATTTTTAACTCCTTCTTTTATTTCTGAAAAGCTTTTACCAGTTTTAAGTTCCTGGTTGTATATATTCTCAAGATATTCGATCTCAAAGTTTTCATAATCTTTATGGTGCTCATCCTTTTGCATATATTCTTTAAGAGTTTTAACACCTCTCTTAGGTTCTATTACATCTTTTCTTATAAAACCAATGTCATCATCTCTAATGTGTTCAATTTCATGTCTAATAGCTCCTGTTACTTCTGCTGCTTCTTTTTCAGGATTAACTTTTACTTCTATTACTTTTCCACTTTTAGTATTTTCTGTGATTTCAACTCTTGCAATATTTTCATTTCCTGTTAAATCCCTTGTTACTTTTATTTTTCCTTTAAGCTTATATTTCTTTTTATAGTATTCAACAACTTTTTTTGGTGATGATGATCCAACTTTAGCATTAATTCTTTCACCAATTTCATTTACTAATTTTTTTTGGGCTTCATTCGCCATTTCTGTTTTTTTTCTGATAGATAGACCTTTAACAGGTTTATCAAGCCCAAATTCTGATTCAAATTCAGTTCCTTTTATAACTGTTTTTTTCTTACCTATTTTTCCTAATTTTTTTAGAACTTTATTAGAAAATCCCCTTCTACCTCTTTTAGTTATAAGTCCTCCGCCTAGTTCAAAAGCTGTACCCATAGCAGCTTTACCAAGTAGGTTTTTCTTAGTCATTTCTTCTTCTTCCATACCAGGTATACTTCCTGCTGCACCACCGATACCAAAAGCAGCAGCTTGAGAACCTCTCTTTGCTATTTCTTTGAATAATGTTTTGGTAGGACCTTTTCCAAATGCTTTTCCGACACCTTTAGCAGCAAAGCCACCACCAAGGAAGAACCCTGCTTCTTCCATAGAATTTTTAAAAGTTTCTATAGCTGTTGCATCTTTTTCTTTTAATTTTTCTAAAAATCCGTAGCCACCACCAGTGATGATTGCATCAGCACCTTTTCTAATCCAATCAGCATATTTAAACCCTTTTATACCTTTTGTTACTGCACCTGATACCTTACCTAAAGCCGCAAATTCAACTAAAGTACCAACTATTTCACCTGCTATTTTAGCTACATTATCAGCAGTTGTTATTTCCTCGCCAGGTTTTTTACCAACAAAAGACCTGAAAGCTTTTTCTTCGTCTTTTTCTCTTGCTTCTGCTATTTGTTCCCTTGAGCCTCCAGCTTCCATAACATCAGTTTCTTCTGAATAACCCGGAGGGTATTTAGCTGTTTTTTCCATATTAAATTTTTTATCTATAGCTTCTTGCATTTCCTTAGGAATTTCACCATTTTTTAATTTAAAAGACATTTTCTTATAATAATTTTCATCATGTGTATAAGATCCAGATTTTTTAATTGCTTGGTCTACAACCCAGTTTATAGGTGTCATAAGAGTATCGCCGAAACCAAATAAAAAACCTTTAGCTTTCTGCTCAGCATCACCTACTGTTATGTTACCCCAGTCAGGAGTAGGACCACCAAATTTATCTGTAATAAAATTTAAAGATAAATCTCTTGGACTTTCTACATCTCTTTTTATTTTATCCCCGGCTTGCATATTACTTGACATATTTTTAGCCAGGTTTTGAGACTGCTTATTTATCTGCATCATGAATCTTTGCTTTAATACTTTTGAATCTAATTTATTTTTACTAGTTTCATTTTTTGCAAGTGTTTGCAGCCCCTTTTTTGTAAAGTAATAATAGTTGTTGTCATTTTCTGCTACTACTTCTATTTCTTTTTGTGGTACTATTACCTCGGCTCCAGTTTCCTGATCTATAGTTTTAAATTTATATACTTTCATAGGTTTTGCTAGAGGTCTAACACCCATACTATGTAATAAGCTTCCTGCTGCTGGATTAGGTTTTGTAGTTTTAACAGTTTCAGTAATATCAAAATTTGGTTCTTTCATATTACTGAAAAATTGTTTCCTGTTATATTGATATTGGACTTCTGTGTCTAGCTCATCAAAATCCAATTCCTTATCCATTTCAGCCTGTCTTTCATAGTCAAAAGTCCCACCAGTATGTAGAGGGGAAAGTTTAGAAGCATATTCCTGCTGTCTTCTTTTCTGTTTTTCAGCTTCCATCTCTATATACTTTGTAGCTTCGTTATCATAATCATATAAATCCCATTTAGACATCTTAAACCCCCCCTATTAAATATATCCTGACGCTTTAGTAATCAGCATTGCCATTGTTTCTTTACCTACGATACCATCTTGAGTTAGGCCATATTTTTTCTGGAATTTTTTAACTGCTTTTGTTGTAGCAGGCCCATAATCATTATCTAATTTACCTGAGTAATACCCAGCATCTTTTAGTATCGCTTGAATAGCTTTAGTAGAGTACTTACTTGATACAGCATTATAACCGCTACTTCCACCACTGCTGCTTCCTCCACCGCTACTACCGCTACTACCACTATAGCTCTTAGTAGTAGAGAACCTTCTAGCTGTAGTAAATCTGTCATTCCAATAACTTGTATTCATATTAACTTCAATGATTTTACCACTACCAGAACTAGCATGTATCATTTTATTATTGCCAATATAGATACCAACATGGTCAACACTTCTCCCATTTCCTGATATAGTATCAAAAAATACAAGATCTCCAACTTGTAAACTGTTCCTAGATACTTTTTTACCTTGTTTTGCTTGGTCGCGTGCTGTCCTAGCAATACTAACACCATTTTGTTTCATAACCCACTGACTAAAGCCAGAACAGTCCATACCTTTAGTGGTACTAGTACCTCCGTATACATACTTAAGACCTTTAAGACTTTTAGCAGCGGCTACTATACCAGCAGTTCCTTTAATACTTCCACCTAAAGCTAGTTCACCTTTATATTTAGCTAATTTCTTATCATATTTATATTGTTCAGCCATTAATTTTTTCTTAGTTGCTTCTTCTAATTTATTTTTATAAGCTATTAATTCTTTTTCTATTTTAGCTTGTGATTTTTGAAGTTTTTTCTCATTCTCATATTCTTTTTTAATTCTTGCTAATTCTTGTTTATGTTCTAACTCAAGCTGTTTTACCCAGCCTGCTTTTTCACCTACAGGCATCCCAAGAACTATAGCAGCTTCATTATCTACATAACCTAATGCATCTACTCTTGCATAAGCTTCTTCAATAGCTTGTATCTCTCTTTGTAATTGTAATGCCTGCATTTCTAAGTCATATTCTTTTTGGAAATTCCTTTGTTCTAACATAAGTTGGAATTTTTCAAAATCTTGAGTCTCTAAGTTCATAATATAATCAAATTTTGTCTTAATGAGATCCAACTGGTCATTGTACCTATCAGCCTGCATCTCATCCCATTTCATAAGTGTTGTTATCATATTAACTTCTCTGTTTTTCTGGTCAGCAAATCTGCTGTAAGCTTTTTGCTCATATTCTGGAATCAAAGCTCCTTTAGCTTTTGCAGCTCCGGTAAGTGTCGCAGAACTATACAATGTACCTTTAGCCCCAGCAGCTTCTCTTATTTGCCGCCCTGCTTCTTGCTGCGCTGATAATAATGCAGCATCAGTAGAAGGGTCATAAGTAAAAGGTTCATTTGCTGATTGTAATAATTGATAAACATACTGTTCTAATTCTTCGGGGGTTTGGTAGGGCGTATACTGGTTTAATTGGTCTAATATTTCTTGTAGCTGCTGTTGGTATGGTGATACATACTCACCGGTTTCTAAGTTAGATTTAGCAGCTTCACCACCTGTTGTGGTAGTTATTGCTTGTTGCTGCTGTTGTTCTTGCTGCTGCTTTAACAAATCATTATAAGAAGTTAATATATTTTCATATACTTTTGGTGTTGCATAATCTCCTTGAAGAGTATTCATAATATTATTAGGTATAGTTATACCATTTATACTATGTGTATCTGTTCCTTGCTCATAGTTGTATTCATATCCTTTAGCACTAGCCCAGTCACTAAACTTATAAGGACTAGTTAAATTTGCTACAGCATCATTACTTTGTAAAGCAGAAGTTAAAGTGTCAGAGGGTTGCACACCTAAATTTTGTATCTGTGATAATAAGTCTGAGTTTAAAGCAGATAGAGCAGTATCATTAGCCATAATAACCCTCCTTTCTAATAGCTTCTACTTAAATTCAAAGCCCACATATTAAAATCGGATACTCCTTCTAATTTAGGGAAAGGTTCATTATATTTAGGTTTAGGTGTATATTCTGTTAGCCAATATTCGGCTATAAGTCTGTTATACACAGCATTATCAATAGTCCCATTTTTTAAATTATCATATAGCATTTTAGATGCAGCTTCTTGATATTCTTCTGGTATATAACCATCCCTTACATAAGACGATTTAAGTCTGGCAAGCATACCTTTATACTGTATGTCAAAGTTTTCTTCTTTAGCTTCTTTTTCTGCTTTTGCTCTAGCTTTTGCCTCTTCTTCTCTTCTGATTCTTGCTTCTTCTGCTTTTCTTTCTGCTTCTCTTTTAGCTTCTAATTTTCTTCTATAAACTTCTTCAACCTCAACAATTGCAGTTTTAAAGCCGTATTCAACTTCCATAAGTCTCATTTGACTTTCTGTTTTTACTCTCTCTTGTTCTTTTATTAAATCCATCTCTATTTTTTTATTGACAGATAACATTTTAATGTCATACTGATTTTTCTTATTCATAGTTTCAATTTCTTGTTTGTGCTGGAGTATTAGTTTTTTAGACCATCCGGCTTCTGTACCTGGTTTAACTCCTAATATCGCAGCAGCTTCATTGTCAGCGTATCCAAGCTCATTAACTTTTCTCCAAGCTAAATCCATTTCTTGTTTTCTTTTTTCAAGATCAAACCTTTTCTCATCTAATTCAAGTTCCATATTAAATCTTCTCTGATTAAGCATGACTTTGAATATTTCTAAATCCCTTTGGTTAAGACTAAGCATAAAATCAGCTTTCATTTTTACTAATTCATTCTCAGCCATTTTCCTATTAGCTAACATGTCATCCCACTGCATGATAGTATTAGCTAACTGCATTTGCCTTTGATACCGATCTGCTTGTTTCTGGTAGGCTACTTCTTCAAACATAGGAGCAACTTTATTGAATGCCTGGTTTATAAGTTGTTGTTGAGCTGTACCATACAAAAACCCTCTTTTACCTGTCATTTCAGCCATTGAGTTTTCTAATTGTTCCCTAGCTGCTATAACAGAAGGGTCTTCCTCCATGTTATATTCCCAAGGGCTAGCTTGTTCAGCTATCATATCTTTCATATACTGTTTAATCCATTCAGGCGTTTCATAAGGTTTAAGCTGTGTTATATCTGTTGGACCTGTTTTTAAATAAGGTTGTAATAGTTGTTGATAAGTAGTTTCACTCCCATATAATTTACCCTCCTGATTTTCAAGACCTAAATTTTGCATGTTTACAGGAGTATTACCTACTAAAAGCCTATTTAAATCTTGATTATAAGCTACAGGTATTCCTTGATTCTGAGCATAACTTGTGAAGTCTTGACCCGCAAAACCTTGTTGTAAGTTAGATAATAATTGTTCATAAGTTGGCATCTAAGTCACCTCCTAATATGAGTTATATCTTTTAAGTTTTATATCTTTTATCCTCACACCACTGTCTAGATCAGAATGCCCTAAATATAGATATACATAATCTAATCTAGTAGTAGGACCATTAAAATAAGTAACTTCCCTGTAACTTTCAGCGTCACCATCTGTCCAAAAAGCGGCTGTCCATTTATTAGCTTGTCTTTTAAACTTTAAATGAATATCTTCATAAGCTGAATAAGATTTACAATCTATATAATCACCAAAAGTACTACCACTTTGGTACCCTCTAACACGTAATCTACCAGATGTCATTTCGGCGATACTGTAATTATCGGCGTCAAAATAAGCTGTTAATGTAGGTGCATAGTTACTCCTTAAAGAGTACCCCTGAACTTCTACATCAAAGTCTTGTACGGCACCTCTTATAGGAGTATCAGTAATTGCATATCCATTAATATTAACTGGGCAAAGCGTTGGTTCACCTTCATGCTCTCTAAATACTTCACCAAAATAAGAAACTTTTTGGTTTTCCGTAACACCATTACTGGTATACCTCTGAAAAGTATTATAAGCAGTAGCATCCGTACTATTAGCTCTCGCGATACCCATATAGTCCATGACAATTGATGCTGTTGTATCACCTTGACCTCTTATACCAACTCTTGCCCATGATATATTATTAAGTGTAGGTGCTCCTGCTGCGCTCTCATAAGCTCCTATTTTACGCCATAAATGATTCCAACCAGTAGTCCATTCATCACCATTAGTACTAGTAAGATAGTATCTATAGTAGTTTGCATTATTGGTACCTAAGTGGATATACACGCCATGAGTTGGATTTATATTTGTGCTGTAAGCATAAAATATAAACACAATAAAATCATCTGTACTCGCACTTGAACCATCAGGGAAAGTTGTTAAATCTCGATTAGGTATAGTACTTTCCATAGACGCATAAGTGTTTATTGTTGTATCAGATAGCCTAAAATATATATTATTAGTACTTGTTATAGTCTTAGTAGAATAATTGTGTGTCACATTAGTTGTTGCATTTCTTAGCCAGTCTGATGTTGGACTTGCTATAAACCTTTGGTTGTGGGAAAAGTAATACCTTAATTCATTGTCCATGTATTTTTGTTCCTGGTCTATTACTTTAGTCACTTGATTGTAATAATCGTCATAACTACCTAGATATACTGCATGATTATCCTCTCCTATATAAGTACCTCTTTTAGCAGTACTATGCTCATTATGTTCAGTGTTAAAGAAGGCTAAACCATTAAAAGCTCTAAAAGACATTTTATCGGTACTATTTATAGTAGCTGTTGAAGCACCATCATAACCAGCATACATGTAATACCTACTTTTATTCTTAGAAGTTATATTCATAGCATTACTTGTTTCCATTTCAAACTCATATACAGGATATGTAGTACCTATAAGGCTTTGTACATTTGTACTATATATAGCCGCCATATACTTAGTTGTACCAGGTTCAATAAAGTATATACCCCTTGTAGAAAGCGTAGCCGCTGGTGGTATGTTTGTAGATTCATTCCAACCAACAAAAATTCTATTACCTACATATATATCTTCATCAGTATTAATACTTCCTCTAAATACAGCATCCCCGGTACTATCAAGTTCTATAACAGGGTTTCCAGTCTTGTCATATAGGTTAAACACAAATTCACCAGCAGCAGCATCCCAACCGGCTTTAAGTCTTACAACCGCAGAACCACTAGCCCTCATAACAAGTAAAGGTCCGTCTATTTCTGTTTCTCCATCTTTACTGCTTATCTCACAGTACTCTGTATAGAGTCTTCTGACATTTTTTTCATCCAAGTGTTGGAACATATAGTTAAGGTCTTTAGTAAGTCTCTGGATACCATCTTCATCAAAGGAATATAACTGGTTAACCATTTCAGACATTTAAACCACCTCACCATATGTTATAAGATTTATTTTTGTACCTGAAATTCTTTTATGACCAGTTCCAGAATACTTAAATTTCATATAACCCATACCTTGTAAATCTGTTGGAGTTGGACAAATTTGTTTCCTTGTTTCATAAGGTACCGCAACAAAATCTGATGAAGCACCAAGAACAGTATAAGTAGTACTATTATTATTTGTAGTATATCCAAGCTGCATAGTAGCATTTGTAGTACCTGACTGGTGTCTAACCCATATATCTCTTACAGCTACTTCATTACTTACTTCATCTGTGAAAGGTTTAGTTTCAAACTTCCAGCTTATAGCAGTACTGTTGTCATATCCTGTTATTTTAGTACTGTGCAAATCCCATATAAAACCTGTACTATCCAGACCATATAATTTTTCGCCTATCCTGGTGATACTATTCCAACTTCCATCTTCCATATTAACTACATAAGGAGCCCTTTTATCATCAACCAGATCTATTACTAAAAGCCTGTTAACAGTAGTACTGCCATCATAAGGTATGGCGAAGTATATCTTCCCATCAATACCCCCAGCTCTTATCAGTTCTTTAACACTCCAATTAATCTTCTCAATAAGACCATTGGCTTTTTCTGCTATCTTTCGAGGTAGACCACCTGTGTACATATAAATCCCACTGTAGTCCATCCAAAATAGTCTTCCCTCTAGCTCTGTATATGCAAATCTTGACACGCAGCCTATTGTATAAGAAATGTTAACAAGTTCGAAATTGTCTGGACCTGTTCCATATAATTCATGCATAGAATTAGCAGACCAAACTATTGGATGGTCAGCAAAAGTAGTTATGGCAGTTATAGCACCTTGAACTTCTGTTATATCTAGGTATCCGGCATCATCAGCAGTAGTAAAGTCCGTCCAGTCACCTTGTGCAGAATATCTAAGCATTCTCCCATCATTCTCAACTCCGTACAGTCTATATCTGTGTGCAGTGTACAAGTTACTTCTTGGTGCATTAGTATCAGCAAACGTAGAATAAGTAACACCATCCCAATAAGAGTTGTACACTGTACCAGTACTATAAGCTATAATAGTAACTCTTTTAGTTTGTGTATTAAATTCTACAAAAGATGCTAATCCCGGAGCTGCTATTTCAGTGGATATATTAGCCCATGAAGTAGCTCCAGGTTCAGCATACTTCCATGTATTATCCTCAAGCACATGAAGATAAGTATTATACCTTTTACCCATACCCCATATAGCTTTAGTAGATTGTGGTAATTCCATCTTATCTCTATCATTTCTTGTCCTTATAGCTGGATATGCGTCAGCAGACATATTTAAGGAATCTGTTAATTCTTCATTGTTAAGTTCAAGCTCATTGTCTCTATACTTATTAATACCTTGACCATGGCCCATAGTTATTATTATTTTTTTTGAAGAAATAGCATCCCATAACATGTGATCACCACCAATCTCTCCAACCTATATTTGTCTTGCTAAGTCTTCTCTTATTGTTATACCAATTAAGCCTGGCATCACCCAGATAACTTTCAGCATCTATCTCATAGTTATTACCTAAGTCTATCCTTGGAAAAGCCATACTCTTACAGACTCTTGCAGCAACTTTGCTTTGCAACCAGTTAATAAGCGGAGTGTCCGCTGATATAATTGTTGTTGAATCTGTTAACTCACAACCCATATCTCTATACTGAGGTGTATATATCAGCCTCATATGATAGGCATCATCTGGAGCAGGCACTAAAGCGATCTGAGTTGTATAATCTGTATAACTTGGACTTTTATCATCCCTAAGACCAGCATATTTATACTCATTAAAAGGAGTTGAAGTCCCAATTACATCTGTTGTATTATAGGTAGTACCAGACACTCCAACATATATAAGATCTGTAACCCTTATCCCAGTAGGTAAGTTATACTCTGCTTGATCTGCTACTGTATAAGTGTCATACCAAGTTTTAGCTGAGTTATACTTAGCAAACATGGAATCACCAAGGTTTTCAGCTATATATCTAAGCTTAGATGTAGTTGGTATCCTATTAGGTACTGATTCATCAACCCATGCTAACAACTGAGCTAAAGTCTTATCCATTATTCATCACTCCAAATAGCAGCCTTATAAGCGGCTGTTGTAGAATCACCCTTCACACTTAAAAAATAAGGTACTCTAAGTGTTAATACATCACCCTCATTCATGTAATATGAATTGTCTGAGGTTGGTTCCGTAGGAGTAGTAGTATAACTAGATGGTAGTATGTATAGCCCACCAGTAGTAGCAGTTATAGTAACCCCATAATTTCTACCAAATATTTTAGTTGTAGAACCTGGAAAAATAGATAAAGTAGTACTATTTATTTGAGTAAAATTAAAACTTGTACTATCCGATGATGGTATATTTTCTGGTATCGCGGACAACAACTTTTTATAAACCTCTCTTACATACATAAATTACACCTCCTAATATAAGTAAAGCCCCTTTCGGGGCTGTATAAACTACGCAGTAGTTCTTGCTGTAGCTGCTGACCTTATACCTGTCGCAGCTCCGAAATATGCTGTTGAATTAACACTTTGTACAATCCATTTTGCTGTTGATACTCCTAAAAGAGAAATACTTTGGTAACTTGAAGCTAAACTTGAAAAAGCTATATATCTATTATCTGATGTACCAACACTTACACCAGAACCTAAATCAATATCAACATTGTTTATATGGGCAGCAGTAGAAGCAAGTGTAACAATTTTAGAACATCCAGCTACGGGCGCTGCTAAACTAAGTAACGCTACAGCAGTAGTTGGGTCTGTACCACCCATTGTTATAAGAGTATGACCATGATTACCTGCTGTTGAAATATCAAGACCAGAACTTGACCATGATACATCTTCATGTACATACCTTAAATAGCATTCACCTTTAGTTCCAAAAATTTTATAATCAGTACTTCCATGATATGAAGTACTTAAAGTTGTACCTAGCACATTTTTAGGCATATGACACCCTCCTTTCAAGAAGGTACTGGGAGTCTAGCCCCTCTACGCACCGGCATTATATACAATACCTATGTTAGGCAAGCAGCCTGAGTTATACATAGCTATTGCATTGAAATACATATTCTTTGTGTAAATCTTATCAGTGTCAGCATCAAAAGCAGTTTTCATGAACCATTGCATTAATATATGCTCATATGAAGAATCCCACATCATCCAAGCAGTCTGAGAAGTCATATAAGTACTGTAACCCCAGCTAATTTTTGGAAGTATATTCTTAGTATTACTGAACTCATTAGCTTTATTCATAGACCTATAAACTTCTTCTACAGTCATCTGATTTACATAATGTGTTAAAGCTTTATTAGGTCTTGCTATCATAGGTCCACCAGCGTGATTCTTAAAAGCATAGAACATATTAATAACTGTTTTATGATTGTCTGGTACTGCTATACTTGAAGATGTAGCTAAAGTATCATTAGTAGCTGAACTATCTGTTAAAGGTTTACTATCTGACGCTAAAGGTACACCATCAGCTAAATTAACAGCAGCAGCATTATCTACCCAATACACAGCATTTTCTTCTTCTAATGCTCTCATGGTTCTTGCTAATTCTTTTGCTTTTGCTGAATTAACAACACCATATAAGTCATACTTAGTTGCTTCTATAGTAACTTCAAAACCATTCGCCCAAGTATAGTTAGTTATACTTGTTTGATAAGCCTGAGTTATCTTACCATAAGTAATTGCATCCCCTTCGACTTTTCTTCCAGCAGCCTTTAAGTTACCCATGCTATCATAGGTTTCAGTCTGCTTTACAGCCTTTTTAGGTGTAGTAAACCAAGGATATTCAATTGGGTATGCATTAAAATTTCTTGTAAATATCTCCTTTTGTCCTGCTAATAGCATCCTGGAGATATCTGTTGTTATAGTATAAGCCATACTAGCATCTCCTTTCTACCACGCTATTACAGAACTGTTTCTTACTGGATAACCCCACATTTTATGCCTATTTGTTGAGTAACCAGTCATTTGGAAAAATCTCGCATCAGATGTCCCAGGTTCATTACCTATATTACCCATATCTATTCTTGCACCATCCCAGGCAGCATAAGTAGACAACCCTAAATAACTGCCTATATCTGTATCAGATGGATGGCCTCCACCATAAGCAGTTGTATAAGAAACTTCTATAGGTTTTGTTGGATTGAATTTTGTATAATAGACATAAGTAGTAGAACCGCCTGAACTACCAGCAGAACCACCATCAACCTGGGATAAGTAACCTACCATTAAAGATGTTGAAAAAGAACTACCCCCAGTTCCTAACACCACTCTGTTAGAAGACCTAAATAGAACTCTACCAATATCACTGGAATAGATTGTATCAGTTGAACCAACTAATGCTCTGACTAGATTCTTGTCATAACATCCTACAGGATTAAAATAATTTGCAGGCATCCTTACAACCCCTTCCCTATGTAAGGGGTCTTAAGGAGAGCCCCTTACCTATTTTTTACATCATCAAAATACTTCTTCTCAGTCCATTTAAAATCTGGCTGAGATTCTTGAAGCATTTTAAGAGCCTTTCTATCATATTCGTCTAATTTGTAAGTATTACTTTTCTTAGTATTAGAAGCTGTAGGAACAGTTGGAGTTTTAGGCTTGTCTTTTCTAGAAGCCTCAATAACTTCTTCCTTCCTTATAGCTTCTTTTAATTTCCGCTTACTTCCAAACTGCATTAAATAAGCCTGCTCTACAGTCATATTAAGTCCCGCATTCTTGGCCTTAGAAATTGTAGACTTAATTTCACTTGTGTGATTTTCTATTCCTGAATAAAAATCATCTTTAGCAAGCTCTTGAATCTCTTCTTCAATAAGTTTTTCAGTATTAGTTGTCTGCGTCCTAGACATTTCTTCTAGAAACTCAGCTCCAAAGTCAGCCATATCATTAGCTGCTTCCTCTGAGTAACCTTTTTTAATGAACATGTTTTTGATGCTTTCTTTTTTCTTCCTGACATTGTCAGAAAGTTTGCTGTCTTCATACTCAGCGTTTTTACGCCTTTCTTCTTTCAGCTTATTTTTCGTTTCTAAATATGTAGCAAGGGGTACTGTATCTTCGCCCTCACTTTCAGGCTCATCCTGTTCTTCCGCTTCTGGCTCTTCTTCTTCGCCATCAGTCTCAGTGTTTTCGCCTTCTTCCGGTTGTTCCTCTGGGGAATCTGTGTCAGAATTGTCAGAGTCTCCTTCTTCGCCTGCTTCATCAGACATAATAATACCCAGTATAGGTATTAAAGGAGCGCAAAATAAAAATTTAAAAAAATTTTTGATATCCATAAAATTGACCTCCCTATGGATTTAGGAGTAAAACCCTTTTAGAAAAAAGGGCGAAAAGTGTTTCTACACTTAGTATACTCCCTTATATGTTGTTATGTCAACTAAATTTAGCTTCTAATATTTCTACTAATTCAGCTTTTGTAGCTTTAGGTTCATATTTGATTTTGAATCTTGTACAAATTGATTTTAGTTCCGGATGAGTTAATTCTGAAATGTATCTTTTAGGAATATATAAAGCAAGTGTATTATCATTTTTATCAGCTAGAATATGCCAAGGAGAATTCCGTATCTTTGCTATCTTATTGACTTGACCACCAAAATACCTGTCTGTAAAACCAAAAGTTATAGGTGGTAAAGGTGGTGGCTCAAGTTTAGTTGTTCTGTAAGGATACTTATTTATTGATTCTACTCTATTATCAATAAGTTTTAAGCCTGTATTTTTTGAATATTTGTCTCTAGTTTGCTCTGTCTGACCTGTGATTTTTTTAAAATCTTCCTCAGTCATAGCATTGACCTCCTTCTTCTTCTAATTCTACTAGGTCTTTTCATAGTTGTAGTACTTCTATTTTTTTGTATCAATATTGGCTTTGGTTTTTCACCTTCCTTTTTAGGGCCATAAGCTTTATTAAGACTTGCTGCTACTGCCCTTCTCTTAGGATACCCGGCCTTTTTCATCTCTCTGATGTTCCGGCCTATATTCATTTTACCCCTTTTTAATGGCATAGCATTCACCCCCTCCCAAGTGTTTTGAATGCTAAAGCCCTAGCACTAAGCTCCTCCTTTATCTCTACATAATTATCACTAAGTAGTTTCTCATACTCCTCTCTGTCTATATAGAATCCGCACTTACACTCAAGTTTGTTAGTAGATATATTAACCCTCATATCTTTATCCTTACATACCCAGCATTGTACAAAAATACTTTCATCCCATATAACCTCATCTTCTGTAAGTTGCTCTTCTTCGATAAATGAAAATGGATAATCTGTAGTAGGATTATTACACATCTTAGCACTAGTACTATTCATTATAATAGGATTATTACATATCTTAGCACTAGTAGACATACCAGAAGACATATGACTTATACTCATATTGTGAGGTAATTCTTCTTTAGTATAGGCAATATCTTTAGTATTTAAATACCTTAAAGCATCAGCTTGGTTAAACTCAGTCATCTCTTCTTCATACTCTAATGGTTTGTTATATCTTCTAAACTGTTCTTTTATAGCAGCATCACTAGGTCTAAATATTTCTTCTTTTTCTAAAATTTTTCTTAAAAATTCACTCTTTGAAATCATTATGCACCTCCATCTAATCTATTGAAGTCAGGCAGATATACCGCCCTTCTATAAGCATCAGCTTTCTTTTCTACTAAAGCCATCCTCCTGAAATTATCTCCAGTCTTATCAATATCATACCCTCTCGCTAGATATGTACTGTAAGTTACAGGCTTAGTAGAAATTGTCCCACATTTTTTACAATATCCAACCGGTTTCCCTGTTATAGAGTCCTTATCCCAGAGACCTAAACTCTCGCAGTGGTTACATACTGGCAGCTTAGATAAAGGGAATCTGTCTTCTATTATAGTCATATTAACTATCTGCTCATCTGTAAGCACTTTTTTAAGGTGCTTATTATTCTGAAAATTACATATTAATAATTGATTCTTTTGGGTGTCCACACTAATCACCCTCTTCAAACAGTTTTGATTTTATTAATTCAAAAGTGTGCATGGCTTCATCATGATTACCAGCAGCATAAAACTTATGAAACTCAAGACAAAGTTTGAATATTTCATCTAAAACTGTCTCAGCAGATTTATCTCTCCCTTCATGAATATATCTGCTAAGAGAGTATTTTGGTTCGAATTTAGCCATTTCTAATACCTCCTACTCCTGCTGGGTTATTAAATCCTCCTTCTTCTGGTCCTCCTGGAACAGCACCCATAGTCTCTGGCTGTTCCATTGGCTGATTACCTCCTGGTCCTCCTGGTCCTTCTGGTGGTAATCCTCCTTGTTCATTTCCTGGTATAGGCGGTGGACCTCCTAAACCTGACTGCCCTCCGGCTTGTCTAGACCTATCAGCCATTTGCTTGGTCTTCATAGCTTGTATCTTTCGATACTCTTCCACAAACTTTTTCATCTCTTCATTATCTTTAATTGGAATACCAAGTGTATTCCTCATGAATTCTCTCAACTCACTCCAACTTATAGCTGGTTTAGGTGCTGGAGGTTGTTCATCTGTATCTATAACTGCAAGCTGTGAAAGCTTCTCTACTATACTCCACACAAAAGCAGGGTTTCTTGGTAATCCTGCTCCAACAGAAATATAAATATCTAAATCTAAATCCCTTGTTACAGGTTTTCCATTTTCTTCTACATTCATAAATTCAGGAGGTTTAGCCTGTGGATTTTCTTCTATATATCTGTCCTGGTAGTCTTGTGTAGTCGGCATTTGTACTGGTACTTCTGCCATTTCTCTAAAGTCAACCCAGGAATATTCTTTCTCACCTGTTGGATGCTCTATCCTTAGAGACTTTCCTGTCTTAGAGAACTCCATCATTAGCCCTAATGCATATTTACATGCATCAGCTAAAGTATCTTCAACATTTCCCTTCTCATACTTAATCCTACTACTACCCTGTTCTTGCTGTATTGCAGCCTCAGTAGCAGTAGAAGCAGCTTTAGCCTGACCCATCATAAGTTCAGAAAACCTTGTAACTCTCTGAGCCTCAGTTCTTAAAGCTTCTATAAGTCCAAACATTTCTGCATTAACCGAACCCCATTTAAATTCATACATTGGTGGCCTTCCTGCTAATCTTGCACCATCATAAGGTATTGGCTCAAAGCTATTATCATTGATACAGTCTGGGTCTATACCTGAATAAGTATCAACACCTGCTGTATTTGGCCTCATTTGGATACGGATTTTATCATATATCTCATTTATAGCTTTTTGAACAGGTATTAATAACCTTCCATCCCCAAAACCATATAAGTCCCCCTCTAGCTGATATTCTGTGGTTATAAAATAAGGGTAAATGTCATTAACATACTTATATAGTGACTTTGGTATTAACTTTCTTCCCTGCTCTATATTTCTTTTACCTGGTTTAAATGAGTCATATAACAAAACCCCACAAGCTGTTATCTCTCTAAGTCTTAACTTACCACCGCACTTAGAAAGCCAACTTATAAGAGTCCAATTAGAGTCATCATCATCTATCGAATATGCTTCACTAAAGACACCATTATCTCGAAACTGGTTAAAGCCATAATCAATAGCATTTGCCTTTTTCTCTCCATAAACATCCATAGCAAATGTTCTTGAGAGATTAACTGTCTCAACTATATATTCAGCTTCATTAATCCTTAAAGGATCTTTAATTTTTGTATCTATAAATAGTTTATTCAAAGGAACAGTTTCAAATTTGGACAATCCAAAACCACCAGCATAGTCATGGTCAAAGCTTACCTTAAGCCATCCATGACCAAATTTATATATCTTCCTGAGATATGAACTCATTTTTTTCCGCATCTTATTATTTCTAAGAATCCAATTGAGTCCATTTTTAGCTACTGTAGCAAAATTATTATCCTCCGCAGATACACCAGCACAACTAGCTTGTATTTCCCTATCAACTGTTTGACAAATCATACCTTCTATAGAAGCAACAAGAGCATTCATTTTCGAATTTGGACTATTCTCTCGCTCTTCCTGGTCATTTCCGTAGTATTCCTCTACTTCATCCCATTCGGCATACTTGTCTTGCATACTCCCAACATTATTATTAAGAGTAGAAATGAAATAATTTGATTGGAGCATCTCTTCTTCGGTCATAAGAGTTGAACGTTTCTTATCTTTATCCCCTCTCCATTTTGCCCAACCCTCGGCATTTTCAGAAGGGGCATCATATTTTAACATCAGCAACACCTCCTTGATATATAGTATTATACATACCACATCTCCTACACTTTATCTCAAGTACAGTGTTTGGTGTGCTTTCTTTAAAATTATTAATATTTGTACTACAATCTATTGTAACACTTTCAAGGATGTCGTCTAGAAGTACCTTACTACAATTACAGCATTTAAGGAACATAAAATCAGTCCTTCCCAGACCTCTTCGAATATAATTCTCCTCTCTTGTATTTGTCATAATCATATGGTGATTCTTTTTCCTGCTTTATCACAGGATATTTTTTTATTGTTTTTTTATAACTAATTATTAAAAGTACTAAATTTGCTATGCTTACCATAAGTAGTAGTATCAATAATATGGTTTCCATTTGATAAACTCACCCCCTAATTTCTTTTTTGGTCTTTGATATATAAATTCAGCAAGCCTAAAATCTAAAGTAGTATTTATATCTATGCTTTTAAATTTTGGCATCACATACACTGACGCCTTATCATCAAATATTTTTCTATTTTCCATAAAGTATCCAACATTGAAGATATAAATACTGCTGTTCCTTATATATATTTTTTCCTCTTCAAGTTTTAAACCATATCTTAATAATAATGATCCAACCTCATCTCCTACTCCTACATAAGCTCTATGCATATCTTCAAACTCACATACTGAAACTAAAGTCTTATTAGTTTCTTTATGTAATTCATATATGCTTAAAGCGTCTACAATGTCATCCGGTTCACGAAGAGGACATGTAGGTTGTAATAATATTATATCATCTTCTAAACTCATCGGAAAATGTTCTATTACTTCTGTGATATATTCTGTTGCTGGTTGCTCATCTGATACTTTACTTCTTATATGAGTTAGAAAATTATCACAAATAGCCTCAGGTATAAAATATGAAACTAGCCCCTCTTCTAAATCTGTAGCAAGGATAATATTATTATCCTTGAATACTTCTTGTGCTTGCATAGCAGTATACCAGACTAAAGGCTTATTATTAAACAATTTTATATTCTTGTTAGGCACTCTTTTCGAGCCCTTTCTAAAAGGAATAAGACACCAATACATGCTAACCCTCCTGTAAAACTTTAGTTATAGTTTCCTTAGACTCTTTACCTAAACCCATTTTTACTATTTCTGACCAGAAAGAATTTAAATACTCAGCATTCTGCCTAACACAATGCCCACCTATAAGTCCTTCTGGAGGTGATAATAAGGACCTTGATACTGGTACATTTACTTTTTTATACAACTTATTGTAAGCATCATTATAAAGGTTAAAGTATTCATAATTATCTCCCAATACTTTAGCTGCATATCTCATATACTCTATCTGTATACCATAAAGTAATGTGGATAAAAGCTTGCAACCTTCTGAAACTTCTGTAGGTGTAAGCACATTTATAGTAAACACACTAGATATAAGCTCTTTATAAATATCTATATAAGGATTGTCCTTATCTATACCCACAAGTACTTCCCAGTCTTTTAAATGCTTTTCAAGGTTCGGATGCTTCCCTTCTATAGGTATATGTATAGCGTTCTTTATTTGAGCTGTAGTACCCATAGGAACAGAGGAAAAAATTACTACTTTATCTATCCCTACTCTTGCCTTTTGTACTTCTATCATGAAATTATCTGAAAAAGGTATACAAACCAATAGTACATCTAATCCTTTATCATGAGTAGATTCAGAAACTTCTAACCCTAAAGCTGGATCTTGTATAAATACTTCATGCTCTTCTACAAATAATGTATATATAGCTTTTCCTACTTCGCCAAAACCTAGAAGTTTAATCCTCATACTCGACTCACCCTTTCTATAATATCAGCTATCTTTTTTGAAGCATCACCTTTACCAAAAACATCTGTGTAAACTGCATAAGGATCAGCATTTAATAAAGTTGTAGCAAATTTTATTATTTCTTTTCTCTCATTATTCACTTTAAATACATTAAAACCTATTTCCCTTCCCTTTTGCCTATCTCCAACTAATAAATATGGTATTTCTAAAAAAGCACCTTCTTTTATACCTGATGAAGTATTACCTATCAAAAGTCTACAATTATATAAAAGTTTATAATACTCTGGAGGTGTAAGCCCTTTTACAAATTTAACACTATCTAACTTATGAAGAACTTTAGAAGTTATTCTATGACCAGGATCAAAATTAGGATTGACCCACACTACTTGCTCCATCTTTGATATAGCTTCTATAGCATTACTGAATTCTTCTGGGTCTTCATTGTCAGTAGGATTATATAAAGCTAATATAAAATCTTTAGTTGGCTTTTTTGAAAAAAGATTTAATGATTTAACATAGTCTATAGCTGGTGAGCCTGTAAAAAACTTAAGACTACTATTTATAGCCTCAAAGGCTAATTGAGATGCAGCACAATGAACATCTGAAAGAGCACTAATAGCATTTCTTACCTTATCATCAATCTGACCGGAATTCTCTCCACCTTCTGTATGAAGTAACATTATCCCACTATAACTACAAGCTATGGCAAATCCGAGATTTTCATATCGGTCGCCATGCACTACTGCTATATCATACAACTCTTCCCTTGTCGATAGGTAACAAGCTAAAGAAACCGCTATTATTGACACGGAGGTAGACATGTTGTAACCCTTGTCATTATACAGAAGATTGTCTACTTTCAACTGTACAAGCTCTTGGTATTCTGGCAAGTTATAACTACCTACCACAATATCTACTTTGTGATTTCTTTTCAAGAGTTCTTCTATAACCATTTTTAATCTGCCGAAATTAGCCCTTGAGCCTATAAATAGTAATACTCTTTTCACAGAACTCACCACCTATATCATACAAGATTTTTATTAAGTAAGTCATTATTTTCAGCAACATGACCTTTAAGCATATTTATTTGATTTTTGTTTATCTCCATTTCATCATTGTATACTCCATTAGCAACATAATTGTCTCGCTCTCTTCTAAACTGTTTATCTTGTATCTGCTTGAGTTCTTTCTTCAACTCTTCTATCTTCCTTGAAGCATTTTCTACTTCGATCTGATACCTATTAACAAGCCCTGGCTTTTGCTTGTTAATTTCATTAAAATCTGTTGGCATATCGGCAAAACATCTAAGTAAATTTTGTGCTACTACTTTAGCAGTCTTAGCCTGATTAAGTTCTTGCTCTATCATTTTTACATCTAAATCTGCTTTAAGAGTATTATCACTAAATTCTTTATTTGCCCTATCCTGGTAGAACTTAAGTTCAAGATTCCTTTGATGTACTCTTACTATTGTTTCTTCCTGGGCTTCAATTTTCTTTTTTGTCCTGAACCTTCCTGCATTATCGGATCTGAAACCATAAAGATTGCCTGAACCAGCACATAACCTACAAGAAGCTGGTATTAATAATTTTATACCTTTCCCAATTGCTAACCCCATGAAAAAATTACAGCTGGATCTCTGGAAGAAATACTCAGTTTCCTGAGCCATATCTACTCCATATACATATATTTCTTCATATCCCATATAAATAGCAAGAGCTATCATCCAAGATATAGAGTTTGAATAATCCTCAAAAGCTGTTGTATTCTCTTTTATTATGAACCCTTCTTTTACTTTATCTATGATATAATCAACTGGATAAGGTATAGTAGTTGGATACTCATCATAATGAGTCTTAGTTACTACTGGTATATTTGTAGTTTTAAGAAAATCCTGGTGATACTGTTTCTGTTTTGAAGGACTATTCTTAATATCATGAACCTCAAACCAGAGGTTAAAATCTGGCTTTTCTGGTAAAGTATTGAGATATCCATACAGCTCATTCAAGCCCCAAAAGTCAACATCTTTCCTCTCATATGGAGCTTCATTCCAACTAGGAGCAAATCCAACTATGCAGCAAACTTTATTCTTTTTATACTTAGCTATATCTAAGAATAATTGCTCATCTTTGCTTACAAGTTTATTTAATTCCTCAACATATTCAGGGCACCTTTCTTTTAATATCTTATTCTCTTTCTCTTTAACTTCTCTTACTATTTCTTTAGTTGGTGTTATCTCTTTAAAAAGACTGTACTTATCTTTTGGTGTTAAATTAGACGAACCTATTTTTATATCGCTGCTCATCCTCTACAGCTCCTCTCATATTATTTATATAACATAAATCTTCATAGTCCAGGGAAAAACTATGGTCTTTACCTGGAAGATTCCTGCTTAATGTATAATGAAATTCTACCAAATCTATTCCTCTTTGAATAAGTTTTCTAAATACAGCTAAATCCTTAGTATGACATGAAAACCCATTAAGTTTTTTAACTTCATCCCAGTCTATATCCCCAGGATAACAAGGATATTGCGACAAACAGCTTAAAAACCTAACATCTGGATTTATTTCATACTTTTTAAATAACTTTTGCTTTTCTTCATAACTACTCATGCCTAATGATATTACAACCATCTCACCTTTATTAAATTTAACAACATCTTCAACCCATGGCTTATTAGCATCACAAGATGCTATTTTAAGTGGGAATTTTATTGGAAATTGTTTAATCATTTCTAATCTATCAGGAGTAAAAATAGTAAACATAGGTGTTATATTAGCTTTGCTACATTTAAGTATTATATAACTTAATGTGCCCAAGCTAATTTCGCATGTTCTTAAGAATTCCTTATACTCATCATCATGCTTACTATAACTTTGATTAAGCTTTTTATGGTCATATAGCTGAAACTTTATATAATCCATATTAGCCGCACTAGCTAACTTAATCATACGACTTATAATCATTTTATTACCTAAGTGATTACAACATGCATCAGCTATAAATTTCATGACAAATCACTTCCATATAGAATATGTACCTCACCTGGCATAGAAGTTATCTGGTTTGGCTTGTGTTCCTTTTGCTTCTTATAAATGAAATTATTTATATCTCTTTCAAAAGCCTCAGTGCTTTTATAGTCTTCCATTCTAAACACTTTAACCTGCATAATAAAAAATTCAGGTTCACTTTGACTTTTAGCACCTATAGGTGTAACTTTTTCACTCCAAGGACTTTTCATTTAAACCCCTCCCATTTTTTATTATCTTCTAACTCAAAACAAGTATTACATATTACTTTAATATCTTCTGGAAGTTCTTCTTCTGTTACAATAACTTTATTGCATATTGAACAATTATAACTATAACATTGTTTGAGCCCTTCTATCTCTAACTTAGTCTCAAACAATGTTAACTCATCAAAAAATCTTGTTAGTACATGCGTATCCGTAAATACCCTTGAGTTATCACAATTACCCGCTATATGTGGTGTTATTATTAGCCTATTACCCATCTCTGACCTGAGCTCATAGAGTTGCTTCTTCTGAACATAGTCATAAGTGTCTATAACATCTAAAGCACAGCCTTTTAGTGTGTTAGTTGTTAAAGCAAGTATAAGACTATTAGCATCTACTATGCTTGACCTCGATGAGTTTATAAAGTAAGGCAAGTTTTCTCTCCAACCCATTTTCTGAAAAGCTTCTGCACCTACTAAACCTTTAGTATTATTATTTTCTGATAGATGAACTGTTATAATATCAGCATGACTATAAATACTATCTGCTAAAGTCTCTTTAGCCTGTATTATACTGTTATTATTGTATATCGGATAACACTCATCCATATACATAATATCGCAGTCAAAGCCTTTTAAGAGATTAGCTACCTGCTGACCAACCCGGCCATATCCAATAAAGCCTACCTTTTTTCTTGTAAGCTCATCTCTATTAGCTCTCATAAGATTAAGCATAGCCGTAACAGTCCATTCAGCAGTAGACCATACTGAGTCATATAATACTTGCTTATCCCTAAGATATATAACTTTTATTTTTTCTGGTATAGGTTCTAGATGATTAACAGAAGTTACAGGACACAGAACGCACTTAAGATTAGGATACTTATCCCATGCTATTTTTGTGAGATGTGTATATATTACTTCTACACTATTTTGTTCAAACCAATTGACTATGTCAAAAGAATCTTCGTAGTTTTTCATTACTTCATCATGTGGCTTGTCTAACAATAACAGCTTATACTTTGGACTCATAGGTCCTACCTCCTTTAATATATTACCCTTATATGCCCATCAAGCTCTAATTTCCTTATCTCCATAATTGAATACCCTTTCATTCTTAACTCTCCATAATAATAAGTACCTGATATATACTCCCTGTCATACTCCGGAGTTGATATCCATGAAGAACAGAAATACCTTATAGCATCTGGACCATGTGTAAACTCATGCGGTTCTTGAGCTACATCATTAGGGTCTTTATCATCCCTCTGTAATAATGGTATATGCTTGACTAACTTCTTACATGTCTTAAAAAATCTAAGTGTTGGTACAAGCATCTCACCATTCTTCTTTGGCTTTAAATACTCTTTCATGCACAACCAGCCATCAACTCTCTGATTCTTAGCTATTACACCAGTTATACCATTTTCTATAAATAACTGATATGCTGATTTACCAGTTTCCTGTCTTGATGACTTCATGTCTGGAGGTATAAAAAATTGGTCTATCATTTCACCTCTGCAATTATCCAAAACTAATTGAGCTGCATTAGAAATTATAAGACCTTCTTCATGTATCTCTCTGTATACATAACATAAACCCATGTAGTCAACTGCTATCCAATAAGCAGCTAGACAATCCAGACCATAGTCTATTGTTACATATCTAAACCATTCCTTAGGTATATCAAAAGGCTCTATCACATGCATTTCCCTTCTAAATTCTCGGAAATATTGCCCTGATAAAGCGTCCCAGTCACCATCCCTATGAGCTCTTCTAAGCTCTTCTGGCATAGAATTAAGAACTTTCATATATGATGGATCACGAGTAAGTAGCACTTGATTATCATAAATAGATGCAGGAATAAAGGTATAATCACTCGGATCTTCATCCTCAGTAAAATCCCTATCTATAAATAACCTTTTTATATAATAGTGCCCTACCCCACCTGGGTTACATGTATAGTAGATTCGTGGACTAAAATCAGTCCTAACATTTCTCAGACATGTTTTTATAAAATCGAGTTGTTTTTCAGTAAATAAGGTTGCTTCTTCAAAACCAATGACATCATATTCATGCCCTTGATATTGATAAGCATCTTTTTCGTTCTTGCAATATCCAAGTTTTATAAAACTTCCATTCGGAAATACAAATTGTTTTTTGGATACTACATACTGGGCTACTCCCTCAAGAAGTGATAATAAAGGAGCTATATGATTCGCTTCTAGCTCTGGAAAGGTCCTTCTGAGAAGAAGTATCTTAAGCTTTGTGAACTTAAGTGCTAATAATACAAACTTAGTTCGCATTGCCCATGACTTGCCACCACCTCTAGCACCTCCATAAGCTATGTATTTAGTCCGCGCAAGAAAAAACAAACGTTGCTTAGGCTGTATTACTCCGTCTAAGCGGAATATCAACTACATCAACGTCTCTTTCTCCATAAAATTTTCCAAATGTATTTTATTAGCCCTGAAGAAGTATATCTTTTCCTATATCTTACTTTTTTCATAATACCACTCCTAAAAGCCAAAAAAACTCCCTTGATAGGAGTTTTTTGCTTATTTTATATGATGTTTAAAGAATACTAGAGGGTTTAACCTCAAACTTAATGCTTATTAATGTTTATTATGGCTTTTCTATTCTACTACATTATATTACTTTATCTTTTGTTTGTAAATGTTTTTTTTAAAAATATTTCATCAAACTTCCCTCTTATCTTAAAATTGTTTAACAGCGGTTTGACCCTAAACCGCTTGACTGTTTTATACTATACTACTTGTTAATGTTAATTTTCCTGAAATAACAACAAGTTATATCCCTGAGTTTTTAATTATTCTGAAAAAATTAGGGTCAATTGCTTCTTCCAAACAAAATATTAACACAAGTAGTTAGACTTAGTCAACCTGCAAATTCGTCCAGGTCCTTTGGAAATTCTACTATAATTTTACGGTCATCAGTATTCTTTCCAGACCACCTATTACCATGAAGTACCTTAAGCACCTCTAATACCATCTTCGCATCAGGCCTTACATAGCTGTGATTAACTTTTGTACCTACTAACTCATTCTCACCAGTATCTTTATTCTTCTGGTAGATATCCTCAGAAGTATCATAGCTATAACCTTTAGCTATCCTATAAGCTGTTTCTTCTAACTCATGCACTCTCATTAAATTAGAAGCATACCATGCCTCATAAAGGTCAGGATACTTCTCTATATATACAAACAGTAAGAAAACTGGTATTTGTATTTTGTTTTTATCTGATAAAAATTGGCATATTTCCAAGGGAGACAACCCTTGTATTCGTAACTGGATTAAATCATCTAGAAAAGGCTTTATACAGTCTTCGTAAGTAACTTCGGATACTTTGTATAATTCATACTTATTATCCATACTATCACTTCCTTATTATAGGGCTCTTCTGAGCCCTATATAGTGCTTATGATCATACATTAGCTTTGATTTTAAACATAAACACGAGCTTTTTTATTAGGCCAGAGGAGGACTCGAACCCCCTACATCAAGACCTTGTATAGAAATACAAAGTTACTTGGACGTTCTACCAGTTGAACTACCCAGCCGTGAAATGGCCCTTTGTAAGTAATCGGTCGACAAACCAAAAAGATACTTACAAAAGACTCTTTAAACCTATATCACTAAGGCCGGGATATATTT